GACGGGGAGTTCGACCTGATCGGCCTGCAAAATCAGATCTTCAAGCGCGAAAATCGCAGCGTGATCTGTTAGGGCCTGTTTCTGCATCGCCTGAATATCGGTCATCATCTCTCACATGGAGGCAAGAACCGCTGGCCGCTCGTCAATCTCAGCCCGGCGAGTATACGCCACCTTGAATAATTATCAAGACACCTCGCGGCCCGATGCCGTAACGGTCAACGCTGAGGCTGTTCCGGCCAACGTGGATATAAACCCACTAACCTCTAAAGTCTGGCCGACCAATTCGGGACAAGTGTACGTTTCATTTGGCGCAACGGATCGCGTTTTTACAATTAAATTTCCGTTACCCGCAGATCCGCCAACCGCAATCAAATTTACGCTAAAAACGACATTCGCGGCGCTTGTGTTTGTCACCGTGAATTTATCAATGATCGCCTTGCAATTGACAGCCGTGTATTGCGTCGTTTGGGCGGCTTCCATCTGCTTTGCGGGGATAAGGTTTTTAACGGTTACGGTCATAGCGTTCCTATCGTTTCAAGGCGCGGAAATAGATTGTTCCAGATGCTAACGTTTTACTAGATCCGGTGTTGTTATAGAACACGCACTGGACACTGTTAGCCGCCGTTACGAACGCCATTGCAGAACAATCTAACAATGGGAAGCTAAATCCGACCTCAATAAAATCTCCAAAGGCAACGCCCGCAAGCGTGGTGGATTGCGATCCATAACTACCCGTAGCAATTGTTGCGCCCGCGAACGCCTGAGACACCGATAGAATTGCGCCGTTTGATAGCGTGTCTAGCTTAGTTTTGTCAGCGCCCGACATAAAACCAGAAACGGACGTCGTGGCGTCAGCGTGCGTAGTTCCCCCAGCCTGATTGCCGTGAGCGTGAACGTGATCGGCCCTTGCCGCAGTTGTGCCAGTGCCAATTGCTGCCGTCCCAATATTGGCCGGAACCGTTGACGATAACGTCACGTCAATGACGGTCGAGCTGGACAGGATATTAGTTGGCGCGGTCATGTTCCCGATAAACGAACACGCCTTCACGGTTATGTTCGCCAGTGATGCGCTCTCTTCGGTGTAACCATATTTCTGAGTACCAGCGCCCGTGTCAACGCAGCGACAGCCAACGATCAGGCTTCCGCTTGCCTTGGCAATACCCGCAGCGCCATAACGCGCCGAAATGCCGCTAAACACCGTCGAGCCGCGTCCATTGTTAGCGCAGTATGAATTCGCAAGAATCCCGTTCTCAGATCCCCAGTCAATTCCCATGCCGTCATTTGCAACAGCAATCAATCCAATGGCAATGCAGCCAACGCCCCAGATTTCAAAGCCGCCTGCTCGATAGTTAGTTGGGGGGGCATCCACACCGGTTCCATCTGTTGCCATACAATCAATCAAACCGCCGCGATTTGATCCGACTTCAATAACGATACCAGCACCAAACGACCATCCATAGATAGAGATATTTTTAAACCAAATATCCTCACCAAGGGATAAGATTGCAGTGTTGCGACAGGTTCCATTGCCAACAACAATATTTCCAGACGACACTGGTCCGCCAAGGCTTAGATGTTCGTAATTGGAAATGTTAATCGCTTGGTTCTGTGTCAGTGTTTTGAAATTTTTGATAATCTCAAAATTGGCAATTGTGCCTGTGTTGCAGCTATCCACACCGATGCCGTATTTAAACATATTAATGATTTGAAAATCATTAAGCGTAAAATTGACAATCGAATTAAACGAAATAACCCCTGCGCCGGGGTGTGTGGTTAGATTGTTATCGTCCAGCGTTAGGCCATACAGCCCGACACAAGTCGTATTTTTCGATTTAATGCAGCCGTCAACACCTGTTGACGTCCATCGTAGCGTAGTGACGCCAACGCCCGCGCCGTGCCACGATTGATAACTGGGCAGCGTTATGGTGTCGTTAAGCTGAATCGTGCCAGATGGCAGGATAAACCGCCCCGGCCCAGCCGCAGCCATCGCCACAAATCCCGTGACGTTTTGAGCCGCCGTGTTAGATGCGCTGATTCCGTATGTCGCAGCGTATTTGACGCCGGGATTAGTGTTTTTCCAAACCTGAGTGGCGGAATAATAACTAAGAACGTCATTGTTAACTGGCGTCGTGATCGCAACGTCGCTTAGGTCTTCCAGATCGTAACCAGGCTGAACGGATACCAAAACTGAACCAACAGACGGATTGGCATTAACGCAAAATCCGACGACTACGCGATGGATTGGGGGTGTTGGCGCAACGTTTGTAATCGCACCTGGCGTAGTCGATAGATATAGAACGTCACCATCTGTGAATGCGCTTGTGTTTAAATCGCGCACAAGTCCGCTGATCGTTACAAATCCCTCTTGATTTTTGGGGATTGATTCAGTGACCAAACCCAAAACTGTGCGAGCAAGAGAGGTTGAACCATTGGCAACCGCCAAATCCACCTTAACGCGGTTTCCTTGAGCGCCGGACAAATAGACAACCTGCCCATCTACCAAATCTGATCCAGACTTATTGACAACGCGAATAACTTGCTCTTGCCCAACCTGAAGCGTGACGTTTCCGCCCTTCAGATGCAGATCCAGCGTTCCATCTGTTTCATTCCAAGTAAGACGGCGCGGTAAATTCGTATGCGGCGCGATTTGCGCGAAGTCGATATAATCGGTGGATACCGAATTATTGACGTCAGCCGTTGGCGCTAGGTCTACCAACCTGTCGCCGCCACTCAGCGTTTCGTTTGCTATGGTAATCAAAGATTCGAATTGCTTGATCGTCTCATGATCAGGCAGGAACGATGCAAGCTGATTTCGGGTAAGTTTCAGTTTAGCCATTAGTTCGCCAACGGTTCGATTGCCGCCTCTAGCCTAAGGAACGTCGCGTGTGCCTGTGAATCGCCACGGAAGCGTTGTATGCGCCAGTTCCGCATTCCGCCCTGGCGTAACCATCGCAGCCGCTTGGCACGGTTCCCTTGGCCTCCTACGCGGATGTAGTTTTCTTGGCTCCAGGTCTGCCCGTCCAGCGAGTAGGACGTGGCGATCTGTGGGTTTAAGCCAAACGCCACTCGACCCGTTAAACCGACTAGCTCCAGATCGTAGATGATCGCGCCGCGCCCGTCGTTATACAGGATCAGCGTTCCGAATTCCCAACGTGTGATCGCGCCGTATTGGGATGAAATCGTATCGGACAGATAGCCCACGTTCGCCGCAGCCGTATCACCCACCAGCCACTTATCGTAAGCCCAGACCAGATTACGCGCCCGATACTCAGAGAACCCGGCAATCCCAGACGTGAGCGTAAACCAGACGGGTTGACCCAGTGCCGACGATGCCGCCGCGTCATAAACTATGGTGCGGTCGGGAAGGTGAATCCAAAGGTGTTGATGGCCTTCGTCCGCCTTGGCTTCCATTTTCACGGTCGCCAGTTCGGCCTCGGTGTAGCTTTTCAGCAACACTTCGATTTCTCGCGTGGCAATCTTAATCGTGCCAGAATTCGCGCCCAAAAACACAGATACGGTTTCGTTGCGACCGCCGCCAAGGAACGCCACCGCGTCGAGGTAAACGCAACAGGCGAACGTGCCGACGGTTCCCTTCATGATCTGAGCGCCTTCGATCCGTTGGAACGGAAAGAAATCGCCGCCGACGTTATCGAAGACCTCAATCGTGTTTCGGTTTAGCGCGTAGACCTCATTGCGTACTTTTAATAGTGCCACTACCGGGTCTGGATCGGCTTCAGACGACCCGTATTTCAGCGGGTTAATCTGCGTCGGATCGTTCAATTCGGTGACAATCAGATACTCGCCATCGGTGGTCATAAAATAACCATCGACCCAGACAAAATCGTTGACTGTTCCCAAATCGGGATCAGTGACCAGCGTTAGCGTCGTTCCGTTCCAATAGTACAGCGACCCGCTAGAAGCCACCGCTAGGCGGTCAAACGAATAGTCGAACGTGACCAGCCCAGACCCGCCAACGTCGCCTAGCGTTGTTACTGAGCCGTCTGCGGCCACCTTAACCAGCGATGTTCCCATGACGCGGTAACACTCGCCGCGCCAGTTGACCCCGCCCCGGTCGATACCTGGCCCCGTTCCAAACGTGACGATACCGTCAGCCGGTCGCAGATAACCAGCCGAAATACCCGACGTTGTGGGAACCGGAATCAGATTGACGGGGTAAGCCGTGCGAATGTCTGGGCCATTATCCGTAAAAATCCCCGAAAGTATTGGGATCTGCGTCACGGTTAGATACCGCCTTCGCCCGTCTGAATATACAGCGTGGTGCCAGCCGCCGAAATATGGGCCAGCGTGTCATCACCGTCGCCCTTGGAAACGATGATCTCGCTAGCGGCCCGGACCGGCATGTCTGCCGTGGTCGCCGTCTGAGCTCCAGAGCCGATCCGCACGAAACAGATATTCGCGCCGGTATTGACCAGCCGAACCGACTTGGCTTGCGAATCAAGCGCGACAGACGCAGACGCTGCGCCGGGGGTTGCGGTTAGGTTTACGCCGCGACGGGGTTGGAAGGGGGCTTTAATAGACATTTGTGATCCTATGCGACCCGATACCAAGCCGACGTGTCGGCACGATATCTCATGGTGAAGGTTGAATTTGCAGTCAGCGTGGTCGGTGCGCCAATGACAGACGCGCCGTTTCCGTTGACGGTCAGAGCCGTGACGGCTTGCGAGCAATTGACCAAAACGATCTGCCCGCCCTCGACGTCATCGAAAAACGGCAGCGTGATGGTTCCGGCGGCATAGGCGGCGACAGGCGTTAGGATCAGCCAGGTTCCAGCCGTGGGAACCGAGACGTTAAACCCGGTCGCAGCCGGTGAAGCGGTTTGCGTGATCAGGCCATCGTTAACCGAAACGCCGCCCGTGAGGTACGTTTTCAGCGTAGCCGCCGAAGCCTTGCGAGCATCGCCGTCAGTGCTCGACCAGATCGGGATTAGATCCGATGCGGTGACAGTATCAGCGGCTGAAAGTTGGTTGATCGTAGGCATGGGGCGACCTTACGTTAAAACGCGGTTTTAGTCTAGCGGGACAGGACGCTTGCCCTCATCCCGCTCAATAGCCTTCTCGCAATGATCCTTGTCGATCCATCCTAGAACGCGGCAGAGAACACACCCGACGACATATCCGCGCCGTGCATCCTTGCCCAGACGTGACGACAGCGTTTCATCTTCGTTGCCGCCGAGGATCGTGTTTAGGAGCTGATCAAGCGCGACGAATAGCCGTGCGAGATAGCCAACCAGACCGGGACGCTGCGTTAGAAATGGATCTTGGTTCATTCTGGCGCTTCACCCGCAAGGATTTTGACGGCCCGTCCAGCGCCAAGCAAACCGGCCTGCTCGAGCAACGGAACGCCCGCAACGATATCAGGATCAGTCAGCAAA